GTCAACCCTCAAGGAAATCATGAAAGTTTTCACTTCCTACTCTTCTCGTTTGACCCTCATCCGTAAGGATGGTTATCATATGTCTCCCATGACAGCCACGCGCGTCTGCAAGAAATTGCAGGTCGTACTTGGTCTTAGTGAGGAACAACGACTCGCCACGATCACGGCTTTAAGCCATGGTATGAGCGAGGAGTGGCTGTGCAAGTTCGCGAGTATCTTCTCGGGTGCTAAACTCGAGGCGATCCGTAACTTGAACCTGTGGTACTCGTTCGAATACTCCGAATGCGTGGATAATCCATGCTACGTAGTCGTCGACCTGAACACTGGTTGTACTCTCGTGATATCCGCAAGGAATTAACGGGAGGATAAACTCTATCAAGGCCATGTGGGGAAGCCCCATGGTTAGACCTTGATACCTTACCAGTCACTCTTATGTTACCCACCGGTGCGAAGACGCCAACGACGAAGACTTGGACTACCCCTCAGGGCCACATCATAGGATACGAGTACCGAGCTCGATGGTTTCAAAAGAAGCCATTCGATCTCGTCTTGCCCTATGAGTCGCGCTTTGGGACGTACAGTCAGAGTCGCTACACGAATTACATCGGGAGTTCATTCGAGGACGCCTCAACTCTTTACAGAGCTAAGTGGAACGCTACCTACTCGACGAACGCCGATATCAAGGCGTACGAAAAGCTAAAGGGTGCTATTCACGATACTGCCGCGTTGGGAGTCGACTTTGCTGAGATTCGCCAAACTCAGCATATGGCCGCAAGGGCGTTTGGTACGATTGCAAGGGTGATACACGATGTGAAGCACGGCAATTTCACGATGGCCTCTCGTCGGCTAGGGATGTACTTTGTGCCTCCCAAAACTGACGTGAGAAAATCGTGGGCCAACAACTTCCTCGAGTATCATTTCGGCTGGTCTCCGCTCCTTGGCGACATCCATGATGCTGTCAAGGTTCTGAATAATCCAGTCGCTACCTTCAATCTTGCACGAGGGCGTGGTACGAATTACAGGCAAGTTGTTGAGAAAGACGAAAGTCCTAGTAGTTCAGTGTGGTCGTACCGTTGGTACGACACATACTACTACACTCAACAGGGAGCCCGTGTTCGCGCCATTACAAATCGGAATCTTCACTCACTCGATCAGTTTGGGCTTTTAAACCCTGCTGTCATCGCGTGGGAGTTGGTTCCTTTCTCCTTCGTCGTAGACTGGTTTGCAAACGTTGGAAACGTACTCGCGTCTTTCAGCGATTTTGCCGGCATGACACTTGAATCGACTTATACGTCTCGGAAATACTTTGTCTTCTGTCATGGATTTAACAAGTACCGGCCTGGTTACAGTCCGCAAACGTCGAATCCTATACAGTGGCAAGGCACCGGACTTCAAGTCACTCGGTCGACGTCTCTAACGTCCCCGACTTTCAGTGTCAAAACACTTCGCCTTCCTTCGAGTACACGGCTAGTGACCGCTGCTGCCCTCGTAACCCAATTACTTGGGAAACGATAAAGGCCTCAGTAGCTACCTACGTGTTAGGAAGATCCATCTGTCGTCGCTATTTCAGTGCGACAAACGAAAGGAAACTTCATGCCTTCGATGGCTTCCATCACCGTCAAAAAAGCAGACGGTACCACCGATATCGTGTTCGACTCCATTGCAGCCTCGGGGGGCGAAAGCTCCCCTGCTGTGTGGAGGCAGGACACTGGTGCGGCGGCGGGACTTCCCGTTGGACTTCGTTCCCTCTTCAAGCTGGCAAGCAAGTGGAATGGCCCAAAGACTGCACGGTTGATCACCTTTGAGTTGGTGCAACCGTATGCGGTCCAGGACTCTACCACTACGCTCTACAGCGCGAAGGACCGTGTCGTTATGACCGGCACAATCACGCTACCTCAGGCACTTCCGGCTGCCAACCTCAATGAGGCTGTGCAGCTGTTGAACCTGATGTCCAGCACACTGATTAAATCCAGTGTGCAGGCCGGCTACGCCCCTACTTAAGGAGCATAGTCGATGCGTGATTACTCGCTGAACATTTCTTCGCGGGTGCTCCTTCCAATTTTGGAGGAGCTAGGGACACCAAGAGCTCTGACTGTGGCTATTATGCTACGTCATGATGACCTTGGTGGGATCTTGTCTCTTTCGACAGATCCACGCCACTACGGAAACGCTGAATCATACTTCAAGGACAAACAGGCAACCGATCTTATCCGTAAGGTCGAGGGCTTGTCTATACCTGGAGTTGATCGCAAGAAGGCCGCCTTTAAAAAGTGGCTGGATGGCGAACATCAGTGTTACCGGACTAACGAAAGACTCTCCAAATTTAATTACGGGGGTTTCCTCTGCCCCCAGGATTTGGCTATCTTACGCTTTTCGCGTAAGGTTGCAAAGAAGATTCTTAGTTGGCTCGGTCCTTGCCCTCCCGATCTTGATCGGATCAGAGGCAGGTTTGGACCTGGTGCTACGTTTTCTGACCGTGGACGTCTGACGACAGTCCCAGATAAAATGACGTCAGTACCCACTCTAACACATAGTGCTTTGTGGTATACTTTGCCATATCTCCAGTCACACTGGGGTCGCAGTAATGCGAAGCGCCATGGACAACTATCGTGGGTCAGGGGCAATCGCTTCCTGACTGTGCCGAAGACTGCGCTGACTGACAGAGCGATCGCGGTTGAACCGTCGATCAATGTGTTCTATCAGCTCGGCCTCGGCCATCACATCCGACGCAGGCTTGCTACCTACGCCGGATGGGATCTCGATCACGCGCAAGACGTTCATCGCCGAAAGGCTAAGACGTCCTCTGTGTCGCGCGAGTTTTGTACACTCGATTTGTCGAATGCTAGCGATACCGTCAGTTTGGAGCTTGTTAGACTCCTGCTGCCTGCCAGATGGTTCGAAGAGCTTTATGCTCTTCGATCTTCTCACACTCGTGTGGGAAAACATTGGCACAAACTTGAGAAGTTCTCAAGTATGGGTAACGGCTTTACCTTCGAGCTTGAAACTGTGATATTTGCCGCGATTATGTCAACTTTGTTGGCGGAATGCGGTCATCACGGAGAGCTTGGTGTCGATGTGTTCGTCTTTGGTGACGACATTATCGTACCCGACTCTCTCAAGCGCGAGGCTGAAGCTGTCCTTGCCTTCTACGGTTTCTCCCTTAATAAGGAGAAATCATTCAGCGGCCCTGTTGGATTTAGGGAATCTTGCGGAGGCGACTTCTTTGAAGGCGCTGACGTTCGACCCTTTTATCTTAAGGAACTGATTGATGATCCGTGGAGGCTCATCCCAGATTACAACGGTGTTCGCCGAGCTCTTAAGAAGCTTGAGGCCCTCACAGGCCTCTCGCATCTTAGCGCTCTGCGTCCTTGGCTGGATAACTTACCAGCTGATGTACGCCGATGTAAAGGTCCCGAGCAACTCGGTGACATTGTCTTGCACGCTGACGAGAGTCAGTGGCGATTCAAGTGGGAGTATGGGATTAGGTACTTCAAGAGCGTCAAAGTAGTGTCACAGTTTTTACCGTGGCATCACTGGTCCGCCGATGTTGTACTAGCTAGCGCCGTGTATGGGGCAGGGGACGGGCTTTTGGGCGTTTTGCCCAGAGATCCTCCTTTGTCCTATAAAGTCGGTTGGGTTCCCTTCTCTTAATCCTATCGGAACAAGAGAAAGGGCTTTTGGTGGTCGAAGGACCAAGGGACTCCTCCCGTGAGGGAGGGGGTTTAACCCCTAGGTGTGAAG